CTGAAGATTTAACCAATTCATTGGGGGCGATTTGTAAACTATAAGAATCAAGATAACCGCTTCCGGTAATACCACCAATTACTAATTGGGTCGGGTTAAAAATTTGTCCAGTAGAATTAATTAGACCAGTTACTATAGTAAAACAAGGTTCTGCATTGGTTTCTATAAAATAGTCTATATTAATTGTATTTGTAATATTTCCTCGTAATGCCGTGTCTAAATTTTGACGATATCCGTGAGATTGGGCAGGAGCAAGATTAATATTTTCGGAAATAGATGCTGTTTGAGCAAGGATTTTCTGATTATTTATTTTTATTTCACTTTTATGAAAATTTGGCATTTTCCTTTACCTTTTGTGATTATTTACACTTTTTTCTAAAATTTTAATTCACAATTTGTAAATTTACATGTAATTTACTATGAATGTATTTTATTATATCAAAAGAATTTAGCTGCCTTTCACGCGCCCCTTGGAAGGGTTCTTCTAATTATGTTAGAATACATTCAACCGTGAAAGGTGGTTTATGAGTAAAAAAATGATAGATATAGTTGGACAAAAATTTAATAAATGGTTGGTTGTTGAATTCCATTGTTATGTTCCTATGACGGGTGTGACATTTTGGTTATGTCAGTGTGAATGTGGAACGGTCAGAAGCGTACGGCAGGGTGCTCTTAAAATAGGTAGTTCTAAAAGTTGTGGTTGCTCAAGAAGGGGATTAAGAGCCGTTAATGGTTTCTCTGGCCATAGGCTTTATAGAATATGGATGGGTATATTAAAAAGATGTAACCATATCAATAATGTAAGCTATCATTATTATGGGGGAAGAGGAATTGAAGTTTGTAATAAATGGTTGGTATTTGATAATTTTATAAAATGGGGATTAGAAAATGGGTATGACGATAAATTAACCTTGGATAGAATAGATAATAACGGAAATTACGAACCCAGTAATTGTAGATGGGCCGATAGGAAAACACAAAGCAGAAATAAAAGAAACAATAGATTGCTTACTTTTAATGGTAAGACTCAGTGTGTATTTGCTTGGGCGGAAGAGTTAAATATAAAACATTCAACAATATTTAATAGATTAGAACGGGGGTGGACGCCAGAAAAAGCACTTACGCAACTAATTGAAAAAAGAATACCAAAAGTATATACATTTAATGGTAGAACTCAAACTTTATGGAAATGGGCAAAAACGTATAACATAAAATATAGTATGTTGCATTCTCGCATAAATGAATTAAATTGGACTATAGAAGAAGCTTTAACAACACTACCACAAAACAGATTATTAAAGATATAACATTGTTTGATAAGTTTGATTTACGGTTACATTTCCATTAATACTTGCTTCATAATTTTCTAAAGTCAGGTTTAGATTATTAAAACTATAACTAGAAATTCTTTGAGTGTTATCATATGAATTTACAATAAGACTTAAATTCTTTATTATATTATTTTGAGGAACTTGTCTTAATTTAATATATTCATAGTTACTAACTTCAAAACTAAATTCACACTGAATATTTATTGGAGACAATAAATCTACTCTAGTTGGAAATCGGTTTCCCATGGAATATATTGGAATTTTATTACTTTTAACATTAATAGAATATGATTGTAATCTATTAATTTCAAAGGTATCAATATTTACCGAAATACTTCCCGCATCTGGAACTAAAACCGCCGAATTATCATATAATCCTGTAGAAATAGTATATAACTGTCCAGTATTTATATCACTCATTCCTAATCCGCCCGCATTCCTAATTCCAATATAATCAAAACTTATATTAGGAACTTGTCCGTAAGAATAAGAACAAGAATAATTTACTCCATATCCTGAGATTATAGAATAAGCTTTATCCAAGCTATTTACTTTATCTGTTAAAACATATGTATTAAAAAGAGAATTTCCGGTAACAAAGTCAAGATAAAAATCTTGATTAACCAAAAAAGCATTTATAGAAGCATTAACATTTTGTTCAGAATCGGGAAGATAATAAACTTGTTTTGATCCAATGCCAGCATAGGTTAAAGGTTTAAGCCCCGGATTAAGGGACGCATTAAAGCTTTGAACTCCAACTAATTTAGTAGTATCTAAAAATATTAATTGGTATTCGCTACCGATGTAGCTATTATTTTGAATTTCCATTTATATTTTATACCTTTTACCTTATTATATGATATATTTACACTTTATTTTGTGTAATTTAAGATAAGGAATAAGGAGATTATAATGAAAACATGTTCTAAATGTAGGGTAGTTAAAGAATTTTCGGAGTTTTATGCCCACTGTGACAAAGTGAATGGCTTTGAAAGCCATTGTAAAAGTTGTAAAAAAATATATTATATCACAAATAGAGATAGATTATTAAATCAAAAAAGAATTAGCCGAAAGAATAATCCGATCCCACATAGAAATAGCGCTAAAAAATGGACACAAAACAACAAAAAAAGATCAAATGAATATAATTGTAATTATCAAAAAAATAGAAGAAAAAATGATATAAATTACAAGTTAAAATGTTATTTACGCACTCAAATTACTGCCGCATTAAACGGGAACAATAAATCTGAATCTACTCTTAATATGTTAGGGTGTTCGATAGAATTCCTGAAAAATCATTTGGAATTAAATTTTTTGTCGGGAATGAATTGGGGTAATTATGGTAAGGGCGCGGGAAAGTGGTCTATTGATCATATTATTTGTTGTGGGTTATTTGATTTGTCGGACATTAAGCAACAAAGGGTTTGTTTTCATTATACTAATTTGCAACCAATGTGGGATTTAAATAACACAGCTAAGAATGATTTTTTATCCGATAAAAGACAAGCAAGAAACTTAACATCAAAAGAAAAATTAGAATATTTAAAGTCATTAGGATATGATTTTAGTAAGAAAGAAGAGGTAATTTGTGGCTAATATTTACGACATACCAACGTGGGCGGCTTCAACTTTATATCAAAAGGATTCAATAGTTATTAATGGTTCTTATTTTTATTATTCTACTCAGTTACACACGTCTTCATCTTCTTTTTCAACAGACCTATCAAGTAATAAATGGCGGGGGACTATACAAATGGGACGTGACACTAAAACATATTTCGGGTGGATACCATCTTATAATTATCGCAACGTAAATGAACCGAAGGTGAAAGTAATACAATTTTCAGATGGGTATGCGGTTAGACAGAATGACGGCATTTCAAATTTGCTTCTATCTTTTGATTTTTCTTTTGCGAATCGTGGACTTTCAGAAACAACAGCAATTTTACATTTCCTTTCTAGTCGTGCGGGAAGTGAGTCATTTATATTCCAAGCTCCAGCGGCTTACGGAAAATTAAAACGTTTCGTTTGTCCTACTTGGACAGACACCCAAAACTTTTTTGATAATTATACAATAGATGCAAAATTTGTGGAGGTTGTTGTCTAATGGATAGGTCTACAGCGATATCATCAACCAAAAGATTAAATGAAGAAGCATTTTCTTTGGAGCCTTCGGCTCTTATTAGCCTGTTCATTATAGACGTATCTCAAATCGGATTCCAAAGAGGTACTATTAGTTCAACCGAAGTAAATGAAGGAATAAATACAGAATTTAGATTCCATAACTCAGTTAAACTAACAACCAATTCTATTATCTGGCAAGACAAAGAATACATTGCCGCCCCTATTCAAGCAGACGGATTTGAATTAACCGCTAAAGGAGTTTTACCAACCCCAAAATTATCTATAACAGTTTCAGACGAGGGCATTCCTCATCTTTCTATTCTAAAAGATAGAATTTTTGAATTGGGTGGAGATTTAGTGGGAGCAAAAGTTACAAGAATAAGAACCTTTGCTAAATTTTTAGACGCAGAAAATTATTATGATAATATTGCGCCCCAAGGATTTTTCCCAGATCCAAATGCGGAATTTGCAAGAGATGTTTATTTTATAGATAGGAAATCAGCAGAAAATAAAAATATTTTGGAATTTGAATTAGCTTCAATACTCGATATTGAGGGGGTAAAACTTCCGGGGCGATTTGTTTTGTCAAATACTTGTCCATTCCAGTATCGTGGCGAAGGTTGCTTATATGAATATAATAATCGTAGAGTAGTTTCAGTTCATGGAAATTCTGGGGAAGCAATTTTACCTGATTTTGCCCCCGCTGTTGCAACTTCAGATAATGAATCTATTTCTTCTTTAATTACTGGTTTTAATATTGCGGACAAAGTAGATAGAGGATTGTATGATTCTAATATATCATATGTTAATGGTAATCAAACTTATATTACCCAAAATAATCTAAATTATTATTACGTAGCCAAAAAAAATAGCGTAGGAATATCTCCACCAAATTTAACGTATTGGATTCAAGATAGTTGTTCTAAAAATACTTTAGGATGTGTGTTTCGTTTTGGACAAAATGGATCAGCAGTTGGAGTTACTCTTGGAAATTTACCAGCAGGATTTTACCCCTCGGTAAACAGATTCCGTTAGAAAAATATTGGAATATGACTATTATTAGTATATGAATAATGAACAAATACAAGAAATATGGAAAGATATGCCCGATTATGTAGGCTTATATCAAGTATCTAATTTGGGGCGAGTAAGATCATTGGATAGAATGATTGGTCAAAAAGGCGGAGGAAAACAATTTAAATCTGGAAGGATTCTAAGACCTAGAAATCATCCACATGGTTATGTGTTTATTTCTTTGTATAAAGATGGTATTGCCAACCAAGTTTTAATTCATCGTTTAGTTGCAATAGTCTTTATTCCTAATCCAAGTAATTTGCCTGAAGTAAATCACAAAAATTTTAATAAAAAGGATAATTTTGTTGAAAATTTGGAATGGATGACAACGAAAGATAATACTAGACATGCATTTGCGGCAGGGAAAATAAATACATCTAAAGGAGATAATCATTTTAGGTCTATTGTTAATTCAGAAAAAGTTATAGATATGATCAAGCTTTTTAATAGTGGAATAAAAATGTGTGACATAGCAAGGAAATTTCAGGTTAGTTATCCGTGTGTTTTTGGCATAGTAAAGAGGAAAAATTGGAAACATGTCATAGTTTAAAATATGTTAACCTCATCAATTAAAGCTAGTATTAAAAATCATTCTTCATTTAGACCAAATGAGGAATCTTGCGGAATTTTATTCTATCATAAAGATGATAAAAAAGTTATGGCCCGACCATGCCAAAATATATCTTCAGAACCAGATAAACATTTTCAAATTAACCCTTATGAATATCTATATGTTGCTAATAAATTAGGAAGTATTATTGGTTATTACCATAGTCAAGATGATTTTTGCGCGAGTGAACTCGACCTACAAAATTCCAAAGGTCATAATTTATATTCAGTTATTTATTGTAAAAAAGAAGATAAATTTATAGAACTCTGGGGAAATGAATATAATTATGTAGAAAAATATCTAGGAAGAAAATTTGATGTTTATAAATTTGATTGTTATCAATTAACTAAAGAGTATTATAAGAACGAATTAAATATAGATTTACCAGAATTTGGGCGAGATGAAAATTGGTATACAAATATACCAAAATATATTGAAGACAATTGGATTAAATTAGGATTTATAGAAGTAACCGATAAACAAAAAAATGATGTTCTTCTATTCAAAATAGGACATGATTATATTTCTCACATGGGAATATATTTAGGGTCAAATTTAATATTACATGTTGAATTAAGTAGAGAAAGTAAAGTAGAAGTTTTAAGTAATAAATGGTTAAAAAGATTAGATAAGATTGTGAGGTATACATATGGAAGATAATTTAGTACAAATAAATTTCCACGGTGATGCAGGTCAATTTCTTGGAAAACAATGGGAAATTGCCGGAAAAACAGTATCAGAATGCTTGAGGGGTGTTGAAGCTGGTTCTAAAAAATTATATAAATATCTATTAGAAAAAGAAAAAGAAAATGCTAAATACGAAATTATTATTAATGGGCACGAATATATAGATGGAAGCAAAATGGATATTAATAATTTAGAAACAATTAAATACTCTGAATTTAACCTTAAAAGAAAATTAAAGACAATTGATGTTGTTCCGGTATTGGAAGGGGCGGGAAGGGGGGCATTAGCAGCATTATTAATTTTGGTTGCAGTTGTTTTGATTATATTAGACCTTGCAGTTTTTCACACTGGATATTTAACCGCTGTTGGCGTTGGATTAATTATAGCTGGCATTGGAATTTTACTTACTAAGCCCCCCAAAATTGAAGATTTTCGAGAAATCGAACAAGGGGGCAAAACATCCTATCTTTTTTCTGGGCCCGAAAATGTTGTGGGTGAGGGTGGACCAGTTCCTTTAGTTTATGGACAAATTTTAGTCGGTAGTCAGGTTATTACTTCTGCTTATGTTGTAAGAGATTATGCCATCCAACCACCAGAAGCTACTGTAGGTGGTGACGGTTTTTGGGCGCCAAGAAATAAGTTTTTGGGCGCCAAGAACTAAATATCTATTTTAAAATATGGCAATACGAGAAGCAAGAGAAGGAATTTTAGTTGCAGATACTATCAATAGTACTGGTGCTGTTGATAAAACTAAAGTATACGGTAGTGA